CAATTTCTGCCATCACGTTGCGATCTGGCAGCAAACTGTTAATTGATAAAGTCATATTCCAATTCTCCTAGTTGTTGGGTTATCTCATCAGGTGCAAGGTTCCCAGCCTCCACACGATCCCCCGAAGGGGATTTCGACTATGCTGCGCGGGTAGCTGGCCCCCTTAGATCAAAACTGATCGAGTATTGATGATCTCCCAGCTCTCTCTGGAGTATGTACTGTTCGATGACCTCTTCGCCCCTAAACTGACTGTCAGTGAAACGAGAAAACACCAAGTGATCATTGTGAGAATCCCTGACAGTGATCTCGCAGAGGTTGTCATCTAGCAACACAAGCTTGATGAATAAAAAACGATAAGGTAATGGCATTAGATATGTCCTCCTGAAATTTTAAGACCAGCCGCGAAGGAAGCGAAATATGCTCCCCAGAGGCCCCAGTTAACCACTGTGACCTGAAAAGGGCTCAGATCGGTGTTTGCCTCCAGCCATAGGTCAACGACCCCCAGACCGGCAGCGGTGACCACGATACTCATGACTACAAATAGAGTGATAAATGTGAGTGATAAGATTAGAAATTTCATTTTCGGTTCTCCTAGTTTTAGTTTTCCAAGACCCCCATAAGGGGGTTTCACGCCATTAACTAAATGGCACTCATCAGTTGGAATTTATAAGGCCCTCCTGAAGGTGATTAGGCCGTGTTCGTAGTACTCGACCTCGATCTTGTCTCCTTCATTAAAGATCTCTCCAATGCGTTTCTCGTGGAGATCTATGATGGGCCTGCTTGCAGTCACCGCCCTCTCGCCGCCGTCATTAATCAACAGCTCAATCGACTCAGGGCCATAGTTAACTTGATATGCGGCCCCAACGTGGAACTGAGCATCCTCAAGCTTTTTGCCCTCGATCCAGATTCGGTAAGCCCTCTTGGTCTTTTTGACTTTGGTTTTGCCAGTTTTTACTGGCTCCACAAACTCTCCCTCGTGGTATCCCTGCGCTTCGTTTTGTTGTAATTCCATTTTCAATTCTCCTAGTTATATTGTGATTCGATTAGTTGGCCCAGTGAGGGCCTCTGAGGTGCGTTCTCTGCGTCGATCTTCTTCTCCCACTGATCTATCGAGAGAAGCTCACCGTCTACCTTAGCGGTGAACAGACGCGCCCCTTTACCCCATGAGTCGTGCTGCCACATACCATCAGGCGCTCTCCATCCGATCTTGCAATGGTCGCCTACATCACCTTTACCCTCAGTCACTACCGCGCTGCCGGTTTTCCATTCCTTAGGTCGGGTTAAACTAACGGGCTTGCCTGCGTCGATCCATCTCTGGTGTTTGATAGGTGACTCTTCTTGGAACCGCTCCTCGACCAGCTTGATGAGATCCCACTTCTGAGGATCTTGTCTGGCCTCGTGGATCTCTTCTCTGCTCATAAAGGGGCAGAAGACGCATGATGATTTAGGGACAGTGAAGCCGTGGGATTTGAGCAGCTCGATGCAGCTCTCTCTGGTCTCATCCAGATCTATAAGCGGGTACTCATACTTGGCCTTGTCGTTCTTAGGCTTGGTGAATCGCTTCTTACGGTAAAGCTCATTCGCCTCTATACCTATCAAATAGGTGATCTCCTGATCGGGGTATGTCTGCTTGGCCCATTTCGCGATCACCTCACCTTTGAACTTAGCTGAGCAAACATGGGAGCCGCCGATCATCACTGGGACGATTCCAAGTCTGGTGACCCACTGGGTTATGGTCTCGCCTTCCTTACTAACAATAGAGAAGGGTAAATCGTGGTCTTCGCATAGCTGTTGAAAACGTCTTACATTAGCGTATGTCTCAGCCGACTCAGCGCCGGTATCACTAAAGACAACGTGATCAATCATGAGGTTCTCGTGGTAAAGATGGATGAGCAGAATGGCGCTGGAATCTACGCCGCCGCCGAAGGATAAGATTCTCTTACGAGAGAAGTAGTGGGGGTCTGTTTGTTCGGTCATATTCAGTCTCCTAGTTTGTGTTGGCCCTCTTGTTAGTTAATTTACTTTGCCTTGGGCCTGATCGGAGTATAGCAAATCACGTTGTACGGTCAACACTGTACGTTGTACGTTTTACGGTGCATTCCGCTAGTGATCTTAAGATCGTAGAATCTAATCTGGTTAACTATTGATCGGAGAATGGTAATGGGATCGAAACAGCTCAGCCCGAAACGTCTTCATTTCACAAGGTGCGTTGCCTCAGGGATGACCTATGCAGATAGTTACAGAGAGGCATTCGAGCCTAGTGACTCAACTACCGCTGCAAGTATCCATACATTGGCATCAAGGCTAATGGGAGAGGTTGAGATTAGGTCAAGGGTTGATGTGCTGATTAAGGCTAGAGAGAGAGCGGTAGCAGATAAGGCGGTCACTGACAGAGAGAAGGTCACTGATCATCTTAGGGAAGCCTTAGCAGGGGGCGAGACTGATCAGCTAAGACTCAGGGCTGCTGAGTTGCTAGGTAAAGCCTCTGGTCTATTCAGTACAGAAGTCAACGTGACTACTCAAGAGAGAGACTCCTCCCAAGTAGCCTCAGAGATCCAAGAAAAGCTGGCCGGATTGCTGGGATCTGGGGAGATAGATGGCGGGGAAAAGGATCACGCGATAGAAGAAGAGGAAGGCGACCAAGCGAATGTCCACTGAGGCGTAAACCAGGATGAAAATCCAAGAGGATTTTCACCTGGGGGCCACCCCCCTGAACGCATACGCGCACACATATACATATACATAGTAATCCACTCAAATAATTACAACTTTTTCTAAAATTACACCTGGGTTTACTTAAGCTTTCCCCTTTTTTTCTCAGAAAACACCCTAGGAGTCCCATATGCCCAAAAATTTTTTTTAAAATTTTCGAGTTATTCTGTTGCTTTCCTTGTCAATACCCTTAATATGCTAAACTGTTAGTTTCAAGTTATGACTTAGTAGTCTACTTAGCTCAGTCATAACTTAGTCTTAGTAGAACAATTAATGCCCTGACGGGCATATAGTTAAGTGAACATAACCTAGTGATCACTTAGCTTAGTAGGCTACTTAGGGGAACCTATGCCCTTAAAAGACCGTATAGATCCAAACCTTTTAAAGAATGTAGAAAACCTTCCTGTATCGGATCAGGAGGAGCTTCTTAAGTTAATAGAAGAGTTGGAGGAGGCTGAAAGAAAAGAAGCCGCCCAAGACTCTTTTATGAACTTTGTAAAGTATGCGTGGCCTGCATTTATTGAAGGCAGGCACCACAAGATCATGGGTAGCGCCTTTGATCGTGTTGCATCAGGTGAATTGAAGCGTTTAATCGTTAATATGCCGCCAAGGCATACTAAATCAGAGTTTGCGTCTTACTTATTACCGGCATGGTTTTTGGGCAGATTCCCAGAAAAGAAGATCATACAGACTGCCCACACCGCAGAACTCTCTGTTGGATTCGGCAGAAAGGTTCGTAACCTAGTAGATAGTGATGATTTCAAGAAGGTATTTTCTAAAGTTGCCTTAAGGGCCGACTCCAAGGCCGCAGGCCGATGGAGTACCAACGAAGGTGGTGAATACTTCGCTATTGGTGTTGGTGGTGCTGTAACAGGAAAAGGTGCTGATCTCCTAATTATCGACGACCCTCACAGCGAGCAAGAAGGTCAAAGCGCAGACCCGTCAGTTTTTGACAAGGTCTATGAATGGTACACATCCGGCCCTAGGCAGCGTTTACAGCCAGGTGGAGCTATCGTTGTGGTGATGACACGATGGCATAAGCGTGATTTGACGGGACAGATACTTAAATCATCATTACAAAGATCCGGCACAGATGAATGGGAACTGATCGAGTTTCCGGCAATTATGCCCTCAGGGAACCCTTTGTGGCCTGAGTTCTGGCCAAAAGAGGAGTTGGAGTCGTTAAGAAACGAATTGCCTTCCCCTAAATGGAACGCCCAATACCAGCAAAATCCTACCTCAGAAGAGGGTGCGCTGGTTAAAAGGGAATGGTGGCGTGAATGGGAGGAGGATCGGCCACCCCCTTGTGAGTTCATTATACAGTCCTGGGATACAGCATTTTTAAAGACTCAGCGTTCAGACTACTCAGCCTGCACAACGTGGGGTGTATTCTATAAGACAGATGATGAGGGCCTTCAACAGCCTAATATCATACTAATGGATTCATTTAAGGAACGTCTTGAGTTCCCAGAACTTAAGAAAAAAGCCTATGAATACTGGTCTGAGTGGCAACCTGATGCTTTTGTAGTGGAAGCTAAAGCTGCTGGGACACCGTTGATATTTGAATTAAGGGCGATGGGTATTCCTGTAAGCGAATACACGCCTTCGAGGGGGAACGACAAAATAGCCCGTGTGAATGCCGTTGCAGATCTTTTTGCATCAGGGATCGTATGGGCACCCAAACTGCGGTATGCAGAGGAAGTGATCGAGGAATTTGCTGCATTTCCTGCCGGAGAGCATGACGATCTGGTGGATTCATCCACACAGGCGCTGCTTAGATTCAGGCAGGGAGGCTTTTTGAAGCTAAACTCTGATGAAGAGGACGAGCCTTTTTACCAGAGAAAAGCAAACTATTACTAGGATTATTATGGCTGACAAGAAAAAACCTGCCTACTTCAGGCTAATGAAGCTTAGAGAAGAAAAAGAAGCAAATAGACGCAAGCCTACAAGCGGTTTAAAAGGCACAAAACTGGATCGTGAGAGAAGTGATTCCTCTAAGTCATTAGATCCCAAGTCGTTAACAGCGTCAGGAAGAAAGGCCGCTGGGAGAACAAAACAGAGTAGACGAGGGACAGCCAAGGTAGAAAAGGCTAGACCAGCGTATACTGAGGTCGAGAGACCACCTAAAACAAAATTAAAAGCTGGCGGCAGAGTCAGGATGGACGGTACAGCAAAACCCAGATAAGGAGCCTGATGGCTTTCCTGCAAAGCAATATCCCGCATTTTAAATGCTGGGTTAGGAAAGAATACACCCACAACCACCAGAAGTATCATGGTGAGTTTATCCATGCGATGGCGATTGCAGTTACCTCAATGCCTACTAGGTGCCTGAGTTTTCAGTTGATATTCACTGGAGCAGAGACCTACGACACCGATGAACCGAATATTCATGGTGGTGCGATGTGGGCCAGGATGCCAATTACAGCTTTAGTGGCAGATACCCCATTTGAAGAATGGCCTGAGCCAATGCCTGTATGGGCCGCACAGCCTTGGGATTGCTCGTCGAGGACACACAGTGTCTATGTCTTGGACAGGGCAACCCCGTGTCCTTGGCTTGCAAAGATTGATAATAATTTATATCCGGCAAAATACTATTTTACAGTGGACTACACAGACTCTGAGATAGCGGATGACCCAGCGCAGCACAAGCAGTCTCATGTCATGGAGCTGTTGGATGCTGGCAAATGGACAGGGAATATTGTGGCATTACCCAACAATCGGGTGAGGGTGACACATCCCGCATGGTTTGAGACAGGCGAAGGCGCACCGGATTTCAGGCCATCACAACACATTCATTACAGCAAGTCAGATCTGGACTACACGCTGGATGTAAACAAGGTTTTTGATAACTTATACGCAGAGGATTTAGATGAAGAAGAGTAAAGGTTATATGAGAGGCGGCAAGACAAAAGGCATGGCCGCTGGTGGAAAGCTTAAGATGGTTGAAAAGGATGGAAAGCAAGTTCCTTTCTTTGCTGCCGATGGCAAAGGCAAGATGGCTGGGGGTGGATCTGTACCCTCTACAAAAGGTTATTTTAAAGGTGGAAAGACAAAAGGTATGGCTGCTGGTGGCAAGATGAAATCCAAAGGCACTGCTGGCGGAGGAGTTGCCAGAGGTAGTGGCGCAGCTAGACCCCAACCTTTTAGGAAGAATGGCTAAATGGCTGTAGATAAATCAATAACAGGAAATCCCCTAGGCTACCTGAATCAGGAAGAAAATGCCTTGGAGATAGAGATCGAGAACCCTGAGTCGGTATCTATTGAGACCGAAGACGGAGGGGTAATCCTTGACTTTGATCCAGACGCTTCTACGCTCTATGAGCTTGGCAGGCTTCCCCATGATGCGAATCTGGCAGAGGTTATTGATGATAACGAACTACATTCAATTGCCTCAGAGCTAATTGGGTTATTTCAGTCAGACAAGGAAAGCAGGTCAGATTGGGAAAGATCCTATGTAGACGGCCTTGACTTGCTTGGTTTAAAGCATGAAGACAGAACAACCCCCTGGGATGGCGCTTGTGGCGTATTTCACCCCCTCCTTTCTGAGTCGGTAATTAAGTTTCAGTCTCAGGCGATACAGGAGATATTCCCAGCAGGAGGCCCTGTAAAGACATCTATAGTCGGCAAGATGACCGATGAAAAGGAAAAGCAGGCCCACAGGGTTCAGGACTACCTGAATTATCTGTTAACAGAACAGATGACTGAGTATCGATCAGAAACAGAAAAGATGCTGTTTTCTTTGCCTTTGGCTGGTAGCGCCTTTAGAAAAGTCTACTACGATCCTAACATGGAAAGACCGTGCAGTATGTTTGTGCCCTCAGAAGACTTTGTAGTGAGCTATGGGGCCTCTGATCTTAGCACCTGTGAAAGATCCACCCACATCATGAAACGCAGCCCTAACGACGTTAGGAAGCTTCAGGTGTCGGGTTTTTACAAAGACATAGAAATACAGGCTGCTTCACCTGATATTGATCGGGTAGAAGAGAAATACAATACCCTAACTGGCGACAATACCAGCTATGAGTACGACTCAAGGCACACGATCCTTGAGATGCACGTTAACTTGGATCTTGTTGGCTTTGAAGATTCAGATAAAGGTGAGCCTACAGGCATTCAATTGCCTTATGTAGTCTCTATCGACCAAGGCTCTCGCGAGATTTTATCGATTAGACGCAACTGGTACGAGGGTGATCCCTTAAAAACCAAGAGAGAACACTTCGTTCACTACCAATATATCCCTGGATTAGGGTTTTATGGGTTTGGTTTGATCCACATGATAGGCGGTCTGGCCAAATCAGCGACCTCACTGCTTCGCCAGTTGGTTGACGCAGGCACATTATCCAATTTACCTGGTGGATTAAAGGCCAGAGGGTTAAGAATCAAGGGCGACGACACCCCGATTATGCCTGGGGAGTTCAGAGATGTGGATGTTCCCAGTGGCGCGATCAGGGATAACATCAGTTTTCTTCCCTACAAAGAGCCAAGCAATGTTTTATACCAGTTGTTAGGCGATATCGTAGAAGAAGGACGCAGATTTGCTTCCGCTGCTGACGTAAAAGCGGCAGATATGAACGCTGAAGCGCCAGTTGGCACGACTTTGGCGATACTAGAACGCTCTATGAAGGTGATGAGCGCCATTCAGGCCCGTTTACACGCCTCTATGAGGATAGAATTACGCCTTTTAAGCCACTGTGTAAGGGACTTTGGGCCAAAACAGTACCCATATCTGGAAGATAAAGACCCAATTGTCTCTGAAGACTTTGATGATCGTGTGGATATCATCCCAGTTAGCGATCCTAACGCTGGAACCATGTCTCAGCGCATTATGCAGTACCAAGCGGCCCTTCAGTTGGCTGCACAGGCCCCAGAAATGTACGATATGCCGCTATTACACCGTCAAATGCTGGATGTTTTGGGCATTCAGGACGCAGATCAGATAGTGCCTACCGAAAAAGACATGAAGCCTACCGATCCTGTTAGTGAAAACATGGATATCATCAATGGTAAGCCAGTTAAAGCGTTTATCTACCAAGATCACGAGGCCCACATACAAACTCACATGGCATTAAGCCAAGATCCCCAAGTTATGGAGATTATGGGCAAAAGTCCTAACGCAAAAAAGGCAATCGCAGAGATGGCCGCACACGTTCAAGAGCATTTGGCGTTCCAGTACAGGCTTGAGATAGAAAAAGAGCTTGGTGTTGAGCTTCCGACCCCAGAAGAAAGTCTCCCAGAAGACATTGAGTTTAGAATATCAAGACTCGTTGCCCCAGCGGCGGCACAGTTGTCTGGCAAATCTCAGAAAGAACAGCAAATGAAGCAGGCAGAGGAGCAGTTAAAAGATCCTGTTATTCAGATGCAGATGCAAGAGCTTCAGATAAAAGAACAGGACGTTCAAAGAAAAGCTCAGGCTGATATGGCTAAAATACAGCTAGATATGCAGAAACTTGAGCAGGATAGAAAGATAAAAACAGCGGAAATTGGTGCAAAAATAGCTGAAACCAATAGCAAAGAAGAGTTAGAATCCGCAAAGATTGCCTCTGAAGAACAGATTGAAGGCGTTAAGCTTGGCATTGAAATAGCCAAACAGACGATGGGAGATGACAAATAAAAGAACTGGACATATTTGATTATTTAAGATCAAATATTAAAGAGCAGATAGAGAGTGTAGCCGATCACCTAAGTGGAGGCTCATGCAAAGACTTTGCAGACTACTCTAAATGCTGCGGAATCATACAGGGCTTACGCGAAGCTGAGCGTGAAATCCTGGATGCGAAGGCCCGTTACGAACAGGCCCAATAACGACCTAGGCGTTTTCCTAGTGCAGCGACTCCAGACGCTATTCTGGTGCGACGACTTTGGGCGTTTACCCAATGCAAGGAGAAGGTATGAGCAAAGTTGCTCAAATAGAAACCGAGTCCGACGAGGCTCGAACTGCCAATCAACTCCCAGATCCAACAGGATATAAAATATTGATTGCATTGCCTGAGCCGGATAAGGAATTTGAAGGCGGCATCCTGAAGGCAAATAAAACATTACAGGATGAAGAGGTAGGATCGATAATCGGAATGGTTCTTAAGATAGGGCCTGACTGCTATAAAGATCCTCAACGATTCCCCAGTGGGCCTTACTGCAAGGAAGGAGATTGGATCATTATGAGATCTTACTCTGGAACAAGGTTCAAGGTTCACAATCAAGAGTTTCGGTTTATCAACGATGATAGTGTTGAAGCTGTTGTAGAAGACCCTAGGGGGATTGTAAAAGCATGAGTGAAAATCAATTAATCGCAGAGACCGAAGAGGTTGGGGATTCTCCTAGCGCCGAAGATAAATTTTTTGGTGTTAAAACAACTTTTGAAAAAAAGCAAAAAGTAGAATCAGAGCCTGAGTCTTCAGAATATGAATTTGAAGTCATTGATGACAGACCCAAGAGCGACAGAAGACCTCCTAGAAGGGATCAGCCTAAAGAGCTAAGTGACGATGAACTAGATCAGTATGATGGCAACGTCCAGAAAAGACTGAAAGGTTTACGGTTTGATTTCCACGAAGAGCGCCGCAGAAAAGAAGAAGCTCAGAGAACTCGTGACGAGGCAGTAAAAATTGCCCAGCAGTTGTCAGGAAGGGTTCAGGAGCAAGAATCTTTAATATCTCGTGGCGAAGCGGCTTTGGTTGAGCAGATAAAGCAAAGGGCACAAGCTTCACTTGATAAGTCAAAGAATGACTACAGGAAAGCTTATGAGGAAGGCGACACAGATGCTGTTGTCGAGACTCAGGGTCAAATGCTTAAAGCTCAAACTGAGTTAAATGATATCAATAGATATGAAAACAATTTAGCTCAACAACAGCCTCCGCAGCAAAACTTTCAACAGCCGCAGCAATACAGACAGGATGTGGCTTTGCAAGCCGCTCAGAATGCTGCCGCACAGGAACCACAAATTCAGTTAACCGCAGAAGCTAAAGAGTGGGGTGATCAGAATACTTGGTTCATGGCTCCAGATAAGAAAGTAATGACTGCAACCGCCTACGGTTTTCATGAAGAAGCTGTAGATCTTGGGATCGGTGTAAATACAAAAGAATATTTTGATTACATAGATCAAGGAATGAGAAAGACACACCCAGATTTTGATTGGCCGGATAATGGCGACACAGATGGCGGTGACGCAACCGTGACGACCAATCAGCCTTCGACGGTGGTAGCACCTTCCGCAAGGAATAATGGTGCTAAACCGCGCAAAGTACGGATGACCGCCACTCAAGTAGCACTCGCTAAGCGGCTTGGGTTAACCAATGAACAGTATGCCAGACACGCTGAAATGATAAAATGAGGAGTCAATAATGGCAGAAGAGCGCACCCCTAGAGAAAGTGAAACGCGAGAAAATGATTCTTATCATCCATCTGATGATTGGGTTCCGGCATCTATTTTGCCTAGCCCAAATCCCCAACCTGGTTGGACATTTAGATGGATAAGAACAGATATTCTTGGGCAGTCAGATAATACAAATGTATCCAGATCCTTCAGAGAAGGCTGGCAACCTTGTAAAGTTGACGACCATCCTGAGCTACAGATCATGTCTGATATAGGCTCAAGGTTTGAAGGTAATGTACATTTTGGTGGCCTGCTTTTATGTAAAGCTCCTGAGGAGAAAATGAAAGCAAGAACTAGGCACTACCAAGAAGTGGCAAGCACTCAAATGGAATCTGTTGATAATAATTACTTGCGTGAAAACGACCCTCGTATGCCCATGATGAAACCTGAAAGGAATACGAGAACAACTTTTGGTAGAAGTTAACCCTTTGTTGCTGGGTTGCTTCTATAATTAAAGGAGGTCATTTATGGCTACCAGCGCAACCCCAATGGGTGCTGAACCTACTGATACTCTTAGTGCGAGCGGCTCTTTCACTGGAAAAGTCAGGCACATGAAGATTGCAAGTGGTTACGGCACAGCCATTTTTTATGGCGATTTTGTTAAGTTAGTTGCTGCCGGAACGGTAGAAAAATCTGCAATTACAACGGCTGTCGTCGCAGGCACTGTTGGAATTTTTGTAGGATGTTCTTACACCGATCCAACTTCTAACCAGCTTACTTTTAACCAGCAATTCCCTGCTTCTACAGCAGCATCTGACATTATGGCATATGTTGTTGACGACCCTGATCTTGTTTTCAGGATGCAAGGTGATGGCTCTATTGCACAGACGG